TCTTGTCCAAGATTTAATTAATGAACAACTTAGAATGTATGGAGTAGATATCTTTTATCTACCCCGAAAGTATCTAACAGAGAATACAGTTATCAGAGAAGTTGTGCAGTCTAAGTTTGACATTGCACTTCCTTTAGAAGCGTATATTGATAACTACGACGAATACTCTGGTGCTGGTAATATTCTTTCTAAGTTCGGGGTTCAGTCTCAGGATGAAGTTAGACTGATTATCTCAAGAGAAAGATTTGAAAACTATATTACTCCGTTGATTGAGGATCAATCGAACGTTAAACTATCAACTAGACCTAAAGGTGGAGATCTTATATGGTTCCCTCTTGACGATAGAATCTACGAAATCAAAGATGTAGAATACGCCAAACCATATTATCAGTTACAGAACCTCTATGTTTATGAATTGTATTGTGAACTATTCAGATTGGAGGATGAGGTTATTGCAACCGGTATTGAAGATATTGACAATAATTTGATTGGTGAAGACTATGATGGTCTTACCGATGACGGTATCAACACTATTCAGGGACCAACTCAAACTCTCTCACTAGTCGGAGCTGCTTCTACTGCTACTGCAACAGCAGCAATATTTAACGGAGGTGTAAGATTCTTCACTATTACTAATAGGGGTGGTGGATATAGTAGTATTCCCACAGTAGGCGTGTCTTCTGCTCCCTCAGGTGGAATCACCGCTGTTGGTATTGCCACTATGATCGGTGGAATAAATGTATGTAATTTCAATGTTAATCCTAAAGACAGATCTGTACAAGCAGTTAACGTTGTCAAGTCTGGTGCAGGATATACTGTAGCTCCTTCCGTTTCGTTTAGTGGTGGTGGAACTAATGGTGTTGGTGCTGCTGCAACTACAACTATCGGTGATGGTGTTGTCGGTATCATCACTGTTACTGCTGGCGGCGGAGGATATACAGAAAATCCTACAATCACATTTACAGGAGTGTCTACGGTATCTGCTGCTGCAACTGCGATAGTCAGTGCTGCGGGTACTATCTCAGCAATTCATATCACTAACGCTGGTCTTGGTTATACCGTTGCTCCTACTATCACTATCGCTTCACCAGAAAGTTCTGGGTCAGGAACCTTCTCCTTCAACGAAATAGTCACAGGTTCTACTAGTGGAACAACTGGTAGAGTTAGAACTTGGAACTCAACTACGAACGTTCTTGAACTTGGTAGTGTTGATGGAGAATTTACATCTGGAGAAAATATAGTAGGATCTACCTCTGGTGCTTCTTACGCTCTCAGAGTGGTAGATGTTCAACCTGTTGATGATGGATTTGCTGACAATATTAACATAGAAACAGAGGCAGATTCTATTCTTGACTTCTCAGAGCAGAATCCATTCGGTATTCCCTAAATAAAAACACACAATTGTGTAAGGATTTGTAGGACTAAACCATGTTTGAATATTTTTACAACGAAATTTTGAGGAGGACCATTATATCATTTGGTACACTTTTCAATGACATCTCCATCAAAAAAACTGATTCTAGTGATGATGTCTTTAGTGTTGTAAAAGTCCCTCTGGCGTATGGTCCTACACAAAAGTTCCTTGCAAGACTGGAGCAGTCTCCTGATCTAAATAAACCATTTGCAATCACACTGCCAAGGATGTCTTTTGAGTTCACTGGACTCACATATGATTCATCTAGAAAAGTAACAACAACTCAAACTTTCACTGTCAAGGATCCTGATAGTGCGACAGACGTAAAAAAATCATATATGCCGGTTCCCTACAATATGGCGTTTGAGTTGAGTATAATGACCAAATTAAATGATGATGCTCTCCAAATCGTAGAACAAATCCTTCCATTTTTTCAACCAGCATATAACTTGACAGTGGAACTGGTTGAATCAATTCAAGAGAAAAGAGATATTCCAGTAGTGTTAGAAAACATCACAATGTCCGACGAATATGAGGGAGACTATACCTCAAGAAGAGTTCTCCTTTATACCCTAAGATTTACCGCAAAAACATATCTGTTTGGTCCAGCAACCAAGGTCACCAAAGATATCATCAAAAAGGCAACTATCAGTTATCTTACTGGAACAGACACCGCAAATACAACAAGAGAATACTCTTATTCTGTTACTCCCAGAGCAATCAAAAATTACACTGGAGATGTTGCAACCACTCTCACAGATGACATCACTGCAAAAGTTACTTACATTGAAGTTGAAGATGCCAGCACACTCACCGCTGATTCTTACATCGCTATCGGTGACGAAGAACTATACATCAAGTCGATAACTGGTAATAAACTTAATGTAAGACGTGGTGAAGATAACACCACGGCAGTTGCACATGTCAGAGGTGCAGAGATCGGTAAGATAACTGCTGCTGATAATGCTCTTATCGAAGAGGGTGATGATTTCGGATTTGACGGGACCTTCTGATGACTATGACAAAAAAATTCAACGACCTCGACGAGACCTTTAATACCTCGGATGATGTCGTTCAACCAGAAGTAATCGAACGTAAAATTGAAAAGGTCAAAGAAGGTGTTGATGACATCAAAAAAGATTACGAATATACAAGAGGTAATCTTTATTCCATTATTGAGAAAGGACAAGAAGCGTTGAATGGTGTTCTTGAACTAGCCCAAGAAAGTGAGATGCCAAGAGCATATGAAGTTGCAGGTCAGTTGATCAAGAACGTTGCTGATGCGACAGATAAGTTGCTTGACCTTCAAAAGAAATTAAAAGACGTAGAAGCAGAGGAAAAGGTCAAAGGACCATCTACCGTTAATAACGCACTATTCGTTGGTTCAACAGCAGATTTGGCAAAGATGTTAAAGGATGGACTTAAGGAGGATCCTAAATAAAGGGGAAGGGAGAGAAATCCCGAAGTATTAAGTACTAATAAAATGTCTAAGGATTTGCCCTCATATGAGGATTTCGATGGAGACAAAAGTCTACCGTCAATAGAAGATTATATTACAGAAGAGAACGCAGAGGAACTCCCTTCTGTAGAAGATTTCATTGAAGAGGAAAAAGAAGAGAAAATAAGCGAAGAAACTGTAACTATAGAAGATGCTGACGGAAACACGTTTGCGGAAGTAAAAGATATTGTCCCACCATTTCCAGAATTAATTCGTTTAATCAATGATGTCAGAGAAGAGATTCCTGATATCCCAGAGATTAAGTATTATGATAAAGAACTTGAGGAACTTGCAGAGCAGATCAGCAATCTTCCTGAAGTCAGATATTATGACAGAGAAGTAGAAGCAATATGTGATCAGGTAGATCTTGTAAGAGAACAGATCAAAGGTCTACCCGAAGTTAAGTATTATGATGAGCAAGTTGATGCCATTGAAGATAGGATTGATATACTCCAAACTGAGGTAACAAACTTACCAGAGGTCAAATATTATGATGCAGAAATTGAAGCAATCTGCGAAGCTATTGATACAGTAAAAGCATCGATTCCACAGTTCCCTAAGTGGGTTAATGAAATAAATGAAGTTCCAGACTTCTCGTGGATTGGTAAAACCTTTAGTGTTATTGATGATGATTTTGTAAAGGTCAACGACACTATTGAAGGACTGAGAGGAAAAGTTCAATTTGATCTTGAACAACTCTCTGAGGATGTCGAAACAAAGCATTTCAACAGCACGATCAAGATTGAGAATGATATCTCTAATCTAAGTGAAAAAGTAGATACTCGTATTGATGAAGAGAAAGACAAGATCTGGAAGGAACTTAGATCATCATCTCTCAAAATGTGGGAGTATCATAAAGAGTTCAAAGATGATGATCGCAAACTAAAGAAACAACTTCTTGGAGAGTACAACACTCTCAAGCAGAACATCAACAAAGAACTTAAGGAGATTAACTACACCAGCACCAAGACTGATGAGTTACTTCTAAAGTATTTTACTGAGCTAAGAGAAGAAATCTCAGGACTTCCAGAAGTCAAGTATTATGATAAAGATATCGATTATGTAAAGTCTGATATTAAAGGACTTTACAAAATTGTAGAAGAGATTAAGTCATCTCAAAAACAATTAAAAGAAGAACAGCAGTTACTTGCAGAGAATAATGTTCCTCTTGGAGAGGATCCACCAGAGACTGATAATCCAGATCCCCTTACTCCACTTAATCAAGATTTTGTAACTCTTGATCAACTTCAAAAACACTATAAGATATTTGTAGAGAGAGTTCAATATCAACTATCATCAATCGGTGGTGGTGGTGCAGGATTCATCAAGGATCTTGATGATGTTACTTTTACTGGGGTTGATAATCAACTATTAATTTACAACTCATCTACATCAAAGTGGGTTGGTATCGCTAGCACAGCATTATCTGGAGCTCCATCTGAACTTGCAGAAAACTGTGCTGGTACTAATTTAACTTTAAGTGGAAATTTAGATGTAACTGGTATTGCAACGGTTGGAACCGCATTCTATATGCCACAATACACAACCTCAGCAAGAGATGCAGCAACTTTTAATGAAGGTGCGATGATTTACAACACAACCACTCAAAAAATTAATTTTTATAATGGCACTAGTTGGACTGAACTGCCAGGTATGACTTTGGGTCTCACTGTAGCACTTGATGGTTGATAAATAATAAGGAGTAATTACTCTTTTGATGGCTAAGAACGGACGCTGCCCTGCGGGACAATATTACTGTTACACTGACAAAAAGTGTAAACCAATCCCAAAAGGATTTAAGGTTGTAGGTCGTGCTGGAATGCTCCGTAAAGAAAT